CGGCAAATCCCTGGCGCAGCTTCCGCACAGAATACGCCGCCTTCACCACCGCCCCCTGGCTGATCAGCGTGTCCAGATCCACCACAGCCCCCGCGCTCCACGCATTCATCCCCAGCGTCCCGGTGATCCCGCCGCTCTGTCCTGCTGGTAATGGAGTGTAGCCAATCATGGTATGCGTCAGTCCCCAGTTCAGTCTGTCACCTGCGCCCGGAACACACAGTCCGCGCTCCCGATGGTTTTCGTGAATGACCCCGTGCTCGAATTGCACACGCAGATCCCCGCGCTCGCGATCAGCGGCCTCGGATAATCAATCTTCACCGTTGCCCCCGCCGCGATGGCGATCGGCACCTCCAGCAGCGTCACCGCACCATTGGCCGGCACTGCCGCCGCATCCATGATCAGAATGAACTGCGCGCTCGCCTTCGAGTTAAACACCGAAATCGAATGCAGCTTCCCCGCCGTCCCCTTCAGCACATGGCTCGCCTCCAGCGCCGTGCTCATCACCCCCGTCGCCGCCGCTCCGTTCGGCCCCGCATTTTGCAGCGCCAGCAGCTTCGTCAGCAGCTGCAGCTCATCGTCGCTCTGCTGCGGCGCCTTCGTCGGCAGGTAGCCTGTCACATCGGCAGATGTCGTCAGTGGGCGGAATTGATTATAGTCCAGTTGGTTCAGAGGCATGGTCGTCAGAGGTGAATTTTTAAAAGTTTCAGTTCATTCCTTCGGCAGGTTGCGCCGCAGCTCCGCACGGTGCGTTTCCAGCAGCCCCGCCTGCGCGCTGCCCATCATCTTAAAGCCCGTCTCCGGCTGGCCGTGCCCCTTCAGGTAGGCGCCATGGCCGTACGTGATGATGAATTCCTCCAGCACATCCAGCACCGGCAGCAGCACCCATTTGCTTGCCGCCAGATCCGTCGCAAACGTCCCGCTGGTATGCGCTTCCAGGCAGCGGTAGCACTCACCGCTGGCTTCCACCGTACGCACATCGCCCACCACGTAGGCCGTTGCGGTCAGCCACAGCACCGTGTTGAACTTCACCACCTCCGGCATCCAGCTCATCCACACCGTCGCATGCTCGGTGCTGCAGCGCACCTGGATGCCCGTCAGATCCGTGTCGAATTCCAGCTCCCGCGCCCGCCTGTCCTTCCTCGGGTCCACGTCCCACATCTTGAATTCCCGCGCATCCCCCAGCACATCGTAGGAAATCAGACCGTCCACCGGCGTGATTTCCGCCCACGTCCGCGCATCCTCCCAAAACGTTCCCGTCTGCGGTGCATAGCCCGTCTTGTACGTGCGGTTGAAGATTTGCAGCATCTTCGCCTTCAGATCCGCATCCGTCTCCAGTTTGGAAAGCAGGCCCGTTTCACGCACCATCGCCGTGAACATCGTGTAAAAGGGAATGTGGGCACGGGCCATGGCTCAGGTCAAAATCACCGGTTGTTGTTGGGCGGCTGCCTGCAGGATCGCGCTGGCCCTCGCCACCGGCATGAAGCGTTCCCGCTTGCCGTCCTTGGCCGCCTGCTCCAGCGCCGCCGTCCACCCGCTGCGGATGTCCCCCGTCACGATCCGCTGCGGCGCACACTCCGGGTTCCGCTTCAGAAACGCCTTCATGTACTCCGCGTCATCCAGAACCTCCCCCCCCCGGCATCCGCGTTGGGCCAGGCTCTCCCGGTGCAGCTTCTTGTAGGTCAGCGGACTCACATGAAACATCGGGTAAAAATCAAAGTCATTCCTCACCACGGCCGGTCCCTGCCGGTGCCGCTGTTCCGCCCAGGCCCGCTCCTGCTGCGTCGCCTCATGCTCCTCACGCTTCAGTTTCTCCCGGTAGGCATCCCAGATCGCACGCGCCTTCACCAGTCCCACTTTCCGGGCCAGTCGTTCAAAACTCAACGTTGGTGCTTTGTCAGGATTCCACATGATCGTTGCAGGGTTCTTTGCTGGGAGCGCCGGTTTTTAACCGGCTCTGGAATGCTTGGGATAAAAGGCTCCGCCCCGGGGCAGGGGATGCCGGGGAAGGGCGCGCGGATGCTGAAACAACAACAACCACACACACCCCCGCCCCAGTCAGGCGGAACACATCGTCATCAGGAGGGTTGCGTCACCACCTTGCTCTGCACCTTCGGCATCGCGCAGAACAGGCTGAAGAACTCCTCCACGTAGCCCTGGCTGCCGCTGCCGTCCGGGGAGAGGTCCACCTCTTCCAGGCCGTTGAGGAGTTCAAAGAAGTACTCCATCTCCAGCATCAGCGCGTGGTCCAGCTCACCCACCACCAGCGTCGCGTCGGAGATGTTGCCCGTCAGGTTCGCGCTCAGCGTGAAGTGCGTTGCATCCGTGATGCTGGCGATGTAGGCGCCCGCTGGCACGCTGGTGCCCTGCACTTTCATGTAGGCCTGCAGGCCTGCGGTGCTCGCGCAGGTGATCGCTGCACTGCCGCTGCTGCCGCTCGCGCCCGTGATGCTGCCGGCATTGCGCGTGGCGTTGAGCAGTTCGGTCGGCACCACCATCAGGCTGCCAAAGGCCGTGTTGTAGCCCGTCAGCTTGCTGGTGATCTGGTGGTCGCTCGCATCCTGGTTGAAGCGGCGGATCGGTGCCATCGAGTTCGCCGTGCTGCCTGCGTCAAAGAACGTCGCCAGCTGGCTGGCAAAGTCAGACGTGCAGAACGAGGTCAGCTTCACCTGCTTGCGTTTCGCCTTGCGGGCGTTCAGCAGGATCGTGCGGATGTTCGCCTCCGTGAAGGCCGTCACGCTCGCGATGTTGATGATCTGCGAAGATCCCGGGCGGTACTCGCTGGGCACCGCATACTCGGAGTTGGTCTGCGCAGAGCTCTCGCACCAGGCGCTCGCACCCATGGTCAGGTGCATCGTGTCCAGCACGCCCTCGTCATTGTAGCAGGTCGCATCATCCGCCTGCACCTGCTGGCTGAGGTACGTCAGCTCCTTGCCCTGCTTGTGGCGTTCCAGGCCACGGTAGCGGCTCTCCGCCTCCGGGTTCTTCACCCCGGCGGCGTTCTCCACCTTCTGCACACGGCGGCTCACGCCCCAGCTCTCGCGCTTCTGCTGCACCACGCCGGAAATTTTCTTCCGGTTGGAGAACTGGTTCGTCACCTTCGTGCGGTCCATGCTGCTCGCCTCGCTGCGTCCGCCCAGGCGGCCGCTCAGCTGCTGGTCAGCCACGCGTTTGTAGATGCTGTTCTCCGCCTTGCCGCCGCTCTGCACGGTGGAGGAAAAGATCGTGTTCTCATTGTCCAGCAGCGCCAGCTCGTCCGCCAGGTCTTCATGCAGACCTTCGATTGTCGTTGAAAGGGTCTCGCCCATAAAATTGAAAAGTTAAAATGTTTGTGTTGGCTCCCACGCTCATCGCTTCGCTCGCGTCGCCGCCGGGTTCCCCAGCATGATCGCTTCCTTCAGCAGCTTCTGGCGCTCTCCCTCATCAGTCGCCGTCCTCGCGCGCTCCATGAGCGCGCTCTTGCGAGCTTTCAGGTCCGAGTCCGCGTCATCCGTCCTCTCCAGGCGTGGAACGCTGGCGGGGGTTTCGCTGGGCGGCTGTTTTTGCGCGGGCTTCTTCGGCTCCTCCCGCGCGGGTGTGGATGGCGCGCTCATCGCCGCGCCCGCTGTGTCCGAAAAAGTGATGTGCGCCTTGCGCGCCTCCAAAGTGTCATAGAGCGCGGCCTTCGCCACCAGCTCCTCGATCCGCGTCGGCAGCGCCGGGTCCTTCAGGTACTTGTCCCGCGCCTCCGCATAGCCCTTGGTGGTCTTGTGCTTCTCCACCAGCTTCGCGGCCGCTTCCTTGTTGGCGCTGAATTTCTCCCCGTGCTCAAACCACGCTTCCGCATCCGCCGCCCGCGTCTCATAGATCGCACGGTCCGCCGCCTTCAGCTCCACCTCCTGCCCGTTGGGCAGCGTGTGGGTGATCGCGTCATCCGCATGCGCCCGTCCCGCTTTCACCCGTGCCTCATGGTTGCGCAGCAGCACCAGCGCCTCCTGCGCATTCGTGCCCCACTGCGCCACCGCCTGCGGGTCCTTGAACTGCTGAAACGAATTCCCCGCCAGAGCCACGCCCTTGGTCAGGTTTTCCTTCAGTCCCTTCAATTCCTCGTCACGCGCCGCCAGTGCCGCCTCATGTTCCTTGTTCTTCGCCTCGGCCTCCTGCGCACGCTTGCGCACCTTCGCCGCTTCCTTGCTCGCCTCCGTCACCGCTTTGCGGGCCTTGTCATCCAGCTTCGCCAGCTCGTCCTCCGTCAGCTCCAGCGGCTTCTCCTCCTCAGGCTTCGCCCCCTCACCCTCCTTCGGTTTCTCCGGTTCCTCGCCAAAACGAATTTCCTCCACCGCTGGCTTTGCAGTCTCCGGCTTCTTGTCATCTGCCAAAGCTTCCGCCCTTGGTGCAGGACTCTCCGGCTTCTTGCCCCCCTCGGCTTCCGGCTTCACCGCTGTCTTCTTCGCCAGCCGTTCCTTCCTGAAAATCTGCGCCTGCTCCGGCGGCAGCTTCGCCGCCAGCATCTTCTCACCCGGCGTCAGTCCTGTCTCCAGCGGCGTTTCAGCAACAACGTCAGTGGGAGTTTCAATCGTGGATTCAGCCGCAGCCATGCCGCCATGATTCCACTAACTCTCCTCCCGTAAACCTCTGCCAGTGATGTGCTGGCGAAGTGCCTGCGAAGTTCGACGCTCGGAACACCTCCGGCCTCATTTCAGAAGTACGACAGGCACTCCTGCCTGTCGGTCAGCGCGCCGTTTCGCTCTTGTCTCCCGCGCGCCGCTCACCCCTCCTCTTCAGACTCTTCCTCGTCCTCCTCCTCCGTCCCCTCCAGCACCGTCCGCAGCACGTTGTAAACATACCCAGCACCATACGCCTGTCCCTGCGCATGCCGGTCCGCCTCCGGCCCGATCCCGTCCGCCTGCAGCCTTGCCGCCACCCGCTCCACCATGTTGAACATCGCCCGCACTCCCGGGTTGCTGCTGTTCTCCCGGATCAATCTCCGCTGCCGCTTCCTCTCCGCCACCAGCTCCTCCTCCCCCAGCCCCGTCTTCCGCTGCTGTCGAAACAGCGGAAACACAATCACCGGCGGCGGGGAAGGGGCTTTACCATCGGCTGTTATCTCAGGCTTCTTCATACACGTTTGCAGTTGTTTACGATTGTTGACGATGGTTTACCGTTGTTGCCCGCTCTGCTCACGCCGCATGATCTCGCGCTCCAAATACCAGCGCGCCTTCTTCAGATCTTCGATGGCATCGTGCTTCAAATCCGCCCGCCAGATGTATTTCACCGCGTTGCCCAAGCAGAAGCCCATGTGTTCAGTCACCGCAATGCACTCCACACCGCTCGGATGCTGCGTGTAGTGCTTCGGATGATTAACAGGATCATCGACTGGATTGGTTATTTCTGCTCCAGCAGCCGTATTGCCATTCTCAGGTATCTCAGGCTTTTTCATCAATTTAAAATTTCCAGTTTTCAGTTCTCAATTTTCAGTCTCCGGCCATTCCCTTGCTCCTTCATTCCTTTGCCAAAAGTACGCCCCCTCACGTCCCTGGCGCCTGCTCCTGCTGCTGCGGCATCTGCCCCATCATCATCTGCGCCAGGCTCACCCCCTCCGGCAGCGTCTTCAGCTTCATCAGCAGCTGCTCCGCCGCACTCGGCTGTCGCAGCGGGTCCTCCGTCATCGTCCTTCCAATCTGCGCATTTTCCCCTCCCGGCTGATTCTTGAAGCTGTTCACCAGCCCGGCCAGGTAGCTCGTCAGCACCTCGCAGATTTGCGTGCCGCCCACGATCACCTGCTGCCGCAGCGGGCTGCGCTGGATCTCATCCGTGATCGCCTGCGCCATCCCGCCGAAGTCCATGCCCTGCGTCACCTCCGGTGCGCCGCCGGTGAGGATGTCCGTCAGCGCCGCCCGTGCCGCATCCAGCGTCTGTCGCTGCGCGGTCTCCCGCGTCTGCGGCAGGCACCGGCTCGCCAGTCCCGGATCAAACTGGTTGAATGCATATTCCAGAATCGGCAGCGTGTTCACGTCTCCGCGATTGTCAAACGTCAGGATCGTGTCCTTGATCAGTGACAGGTTCTCCTTCAGCCACTTCACATCCAGGCTCATCACGTTGAAGGATACCAGAAACTGATATCCACCCCGCACCTGCTCCGCTGTCGCCGTCACCGTCTCGCTCGTCCCCGTGATTTGCGCGTCCTTCAGCGGCGGGGAATACTGCTGGATCAGCTTCGCCGTCCGCGCCACGCACTGCGAATACGAGGCCATGAACCAGTCCATGTCCGCCTGCCCCATCATCATCGCCACCGGTGCCGGCATCCGCTTGCTCTCAAACCCAAAGAACTCGTCGCTGGCATCCAGCACCGCGTTTTCAATCTCGATGCTCCGCCCGTCGGGCGGGGGCAGTTGCAGCGCCTCCGGCACCTTGCCGCGCACATTGGGCAGAAACACCCCGGGGGCCGGTCGCATGCCGGCCAGTTCCGGGTCGCCCGTCCACGTCGGAAAGGTCGTGAATGCCGCCGCATCCGTCCGGCTGTCTCGCTGGGCCTTGATGCTCTGCTGGTCGGTCATCGTCACCTCCGGCACCGAATCCCCGGCCAGCAGCAGCTTCTCGTCGATGCTGAACGAAAACGGCACAAAGGGATACGCCCCGTCCCAGTCCTCGCGCAGTTTTCTCTCCGCCACCATGTCTTTCACGTCCGCGTGCATCACGGTGTAGTAGGTTCCGGTCAGTCCATCGCTCGTCATGCTCCGGTCCCAAAGTTCCACGATCTGGTACAGGTGGTTGTGCGTCTCCGAATTCGTTCGCACGCCCCATCCCACCCCCGCCCCATTGAGAGCCCACGGCATCGCCGCGATGTTCCGCGTGAACATCTGGCTCCGGCCCCGGCAGTCCTTCAGCACCTTCGCCACCCACTTCGGGTTCCACTGGTGAATCGCCGCCTGCTCCCGGATCCACTGCGCATTCCGCCACTTCACCCGCGCGATCCATCGGCACGATTCCATCCCGTCCTCCATCATCGCCGTGGGCGGAAAGAACACTTCCACAAACGGCTCCAGCGCCTCCCAGGTCGGGCTGCTCCGCTTCACATAGCTCCCGTGCGCCACCGCTTCCTCCGCACCCCCGCGCAGTTTCACCAGCGCCGCCTTTGCCTGTCTCACCCCCTCCGGGCCTCGTGCCTTCACCCCCGGCAGATTTTGCAGCATCAGCTGGATTGTCTCCGCCTCGCGTCCCTCATCCAGCACCAGCGCGTTGAAATCCATCATCTCCGGGCTCATCACCATCCCCGTCGCCGTTGCCTGCATCTCCGCCATCATCTGCTGCTTCAGCCAGCCGCCGATCTGATTCACCGTCACTGTCACCGGCTCCACCCCGCGCTCCTCCTTCCAGCCCACGTACATCAGGCTGCAGCGGTAGCGGTCCGCATAGCTCCCCGCCCGCACCCCCTGCGTGAACACCTCCGTCTTCATCGGTCCGTTCAGGTAGTACCGCAGCATCTGCTTCATCAGCCCCGCATCTCGCGCGCCCGTGCTCGGCAGCGGCGTCACATCCAGCGCACCTCGGGCGATCCCCGCCACCCGCATCGCATTGCGGCGGTTGATCACCGTCTGCGTCCGCCGCACCTCGTGGTCCGCCGCTCCGTTGAACGGCTTCGCATCCTTGCCCTTCGTCTTCTCCTTCTTGCCGGTGCCTGTCTTCCCCGGCCACCAGCACGTCCGCGTCTGCTCGTTCGTCTGCATCTGCTTCAGAAACCACCCGGCGTCCGCACAGGCCGCCTGCATTTCAATGATCGCATCGTTGGGGTCCCAGTTCGCCAGCGGCTGCTCCGGCTGGGTTTCTTCAGGCAAGGTGACAGGGAAGGACATAAGCAAGGGCGCGGTTACGAATTCAAAACATTCGCATCAGACGCGCCCTTCCCCAAGAGCACCCCACCGTTCTTCAGCGCCTGGCAATAGTCAAGCACTCCCTGCCGCAGCCACCGCCTCCTCGAGTGCAGCCCATGCACCACCGGCACCGGCTCCCCCCGCTTGATCAGCCCCTCCGCCTCCCGCCACCTCAGCCCCCCCTCCCGCATCAGCAGCTCCCTCACTTCCCCAAATGAAATCAAAGTTTTGCTCATAAGTTTGCTATAGTTTGCCGTTGTTGGAGGATCACCTCAATCCCGCCCACTTCGCCAGCGCTTCCATCTCCGCGCTCTGCATCCCCTCCATCGGGTGGCATGGCAGAAACCTCGCCCGCTGCTCCTCCGTCCATTGGAAGTCCTCGTCATCAATGATCCGGTAATCCTCCACGGCTGGATGTGCTGTCAGCCAGTCTTGAATCTCCCTCGGCCGGTTGTATGTCCTCGGCTCCGTTCGCCAGTCCTCATGCAGAAACTCCGTCAGGTCACCCTGCTCCAGCTTCTGTTTGCACGTCGGCTCAAAATCACGCCACGCACTCGACACCACAATTCGCGGGCCCGTGCTGCACACGCGCTCCAACAGCGCGCACACCACCCGGTCCGGTCTTCCTGCAGACCATCCGCCCCCATAAGCCATCTTCGTCCGCCACGTCAGCAACACTCCGTCAAAATCCAAAAAGATCACTTTCATAAATTTACAATTCCCAGTTTTCAGTTCTCAGTTTTCAATCTCCGGCGGCCATCCCCTCACAGCACCGTCCTCCTCGGCACTCCGCCGTTGTACTCGTAAATCCCCGGCGTCTCCGTCTCCACCACGCTCAGGATCTCATGCCGCCGGAACATCCGCGCAAACACCCGCGGCGCCGTCAGCCTCACCGAGCACATGATGCCCGCCGCATCCTTGCACCGCAGCACCTTCGGCATCGCCCCCGCGTCCATCACCCTCACGATGCGCTCCGGCACCGGCGGGGCAGGGGGGCTTTCGCCCACACCCACCAGCTCCAGCACCTTCACCTGTCCCGCCACCGTGATCACGATCGCATTCCCCGCCCGCTGCCAGTGCTCCCCCTCCACCAGCGTCCCGGCATCCCGCCACTCCTTGAACTTCCTCTGCGGCACCCCGTGCGCCGCCGCCACCACGCTCTCCATCTCCGTCTCCGTCAGTCTGATTTCTTCGTTCATGGTATCTTCTGTTGGTTTGTAGTTTCCTGTCTCTGATCTTCAATCCTGAAATTCTGGAATCTTGTTCATCCTGTCTAAATTCTGCGCGTAGCGCACCCTCCGTAGCTTTAGCGAAGGACGGGCCGCCTCACCCATACCCAAATTCCTCATCCGCATTCCGTTCAAACAGCCGCGCATCAAGGTGCCTCGGCCCGCTCAGCAGCAGATACGCCAGCAGGTCGCGCCACTCCTTGCACACCTCGTCCTTCTTCGCCGTCACCTCCCGGAACTCCGGCAGCGTGTAGTTCGCCAGCATGAACTGCGTGTTGGTGCACTCCCGGTTGATCTTCAGCGCCGCCCCGTCCAGCACCCGCTCCGCCAGCTTGCTCGCAATGAGCAGGTTCCCCTCGTCCAGCGCCACCCCCTCCGCCGGTTCACACAGAATGCTGTTCGGATCATCAAACAAACGCTCCAGCACCGTGATCTGCTCCCCCCCCTTCGGGTTGTCCATCTTCGTCCCCGCAAACCGCGAGTCGATGATGCTCACCCCCACCTTCACAAACTCATTCTCCGGAAGTACGACAGGCACTCCTGCCTGTCGATCAGCGCTCCCTTCATCCTCCACATCGTTCGGAAAGAGAACCCGCGTCTTTCGCCGGATCTGGTTCGCGGTCCCAGCCTTGACCAACTCCCTCACCTCCCGCCCCCCCTGCCACGGCTCCCCTGTCTTCGCCATCATCTCCAGAATGCGCGCCCGTCCCTCCCAAATTTGAAGCACCCAGCGCGCGATGCTCCATCCCAGCCGCAGCTCATACGCCGTTCCCTCGTCACCGTTCATTCGGTCCCCCACGCTCACCACCGCCCACGGCCCCGGAAGTCCCCCGTTGATCTTGATCACCTCGCACGGCCATTCCTGCAGCATCCAGATCCGCTGCAGCTCATCCACCAGATACCAGCCCATGGCCCAGGGCTTCGCGCCCGCAGGGTCAAAAACCTCATAGATCGTGCCCTGGCGCGGCATGTCCTTCCAGTCACACAGATGCACCACCGGATCATAGCTCGCGGAAAACTCACTTTTCTGGTCCTGGTCCACATCCCCATACAGCTTCATCCGCACCTGCCTCACGCCTCCGCTCAGCGCCCCGCCCATCACCGCGTGATAAGCCGGCTTGAAGATGTTCGCGCTCGTCGGCAGAAACGCCACCCACCGCAGCGGATCGGTCGGCTGCGCAAACCTCGGCACCCGCGTGTCCTCCACTCCCGCCATCGTCTCCAGCACCGGCGCTTCGGCCCAGCCATACTTCTTCGCCCCCGCCAGCATCAGCTTCACCGTCGCCGTGTAGCCCTTGATCGGCGTGAAGCTGATCACATGCAGTCCCTGCATCACCGCCCCCAGCAGCGCCCGCGAGATCAGCGTCAGCGCCATCCCCCCCTCCAGCAGCCTCAGCAGCTCGCGAATCCGCTCCAGAAACCACGGCTCCCGCGTCAGCTCCACCCGGCTTGCCAGACGTGCGTTCAGCGTCTTCAGCATCTCCGGCGGAATCAGCTCATCACTCATGATCGAGTTGTACTCGCCGCCCTGAAACGTGTCCTCCGCCTGCCCGTAGTTGCGCAGCTCCCACCGCCCCCCTCCCAGGTACTCCACTCCCCGCTCATCCTTCACCTTTGCAAACACCTGGAACCAGTCATTGGTAAATCCCTTCGCGTTGTAGTTGAACGCCGTCTCCACCGTCGCCTTCTTCCGCGCCTGGGCCTTCAAATCCCTCGGCAGGTGGTGGAACACCACCGGGTGGTGCATCTTCCGGCTCATGCCCTCCGTCTCATGCAGCAGCATCACCGATCCCTTCCACGGGTCCTCGCCCGGATTTGCCTCATCCATCTCATAGCCCGCTGGCTTCAGCGAATAAATGAAATTGCACATCAGGAGGTGAATCCACGTGTTCGTCTTGCCCGGCCGGTTTCCCCCGGTCTGCAAAAATTCCAGCACCTTGCCCGGATGCGCCAGCCGCTTCCGGCACAGGCCGATCAAGATCGGACGAAAGTACTCCGAAATCCACCCCGCCTCAAACGGGTCCGATCTCATCCGCGCGATCCAGCCCTTGCGCACCTCCTCCCATTGCTTCACCTGCTCCCACGTCACGCGCATGTCCTGCACGTCCTCATGGTAGCGCAGCTCCTCCAGCGAAGACTCATCCACCGCCAGCCGCATCCTCTTCCGCAGCGTGCACCCCGTCTCATCCCACGGCAGCTCCCACAAAATCTCCAAAGGCTGATGCACCTCATGCGGCACCTGCTTCCCCAGCCGCTCCTCCCAGTCGCGCCGGTATCTCAATCTCTCCACTTCAGTCATCGCACACGTCCCCCTTCAGAAAATCATAAATCATAAATCGTAAATCATAAATCCGGCCATTCCTTTGCCCCTTCATTCCTTTGCCAAAATCAGCGTTCACTTCGTCCCATCCACAACCGGCACCACCACCATCTCCGCCTCCATCGTCGGAGGCGGCGGCGCAAACGACGCGGCAGCATTCGTGAAACCACCCGCCGTCATCAGCTCCGCCGCCATCTTGAACTCGTGCTCCACGTTCACCTCCACTCGCACCGGCGCGGAGCCGCCAGAATCCTTGATGCCGATGCCCGTGATCATCACCGCGCTGTTGATGTCGCTCAGCTTCAGCTTGCCCTTGCGCTCCAGGTCTTCAATCAGCGCATCCCGCTCCCGCATCAGCGAATCCTCCGCCGCCAGCATCCGCGCCTGCCTCGTCTCCTTCAGCCACGCCGCCCGCTCCGGGCTCGCCGCGATCGCGGCGATCGTATTTCTCCCGTGCCCCGTCCGCCGCCGGATCTCCGAGTCCGACAACCCCTCCGCCATCAGGTCCAGAATGATTTTCCTCTCCGTGGGCGGCAGCCGTGAGCCATCATGCATCCCCCCGCTCCACGCAGGCGGTGGCGCCTCCTTGACCGGCACCGCCATTCCCAGTTCCGTTTCAACCACCTTCATCGGTTCCACACTCATACCAGTTCATAGTAGCACGGGCAATCATGCCCGTGGCTTGGTTCATCGTTTGGTTTCCTCCGTGTCCTTCCACTCCTCACCCTCGTCATCATCGCCCCTCGGCTTCGTCGTCTGCAGGCACATGGGCAGTTCCGAATGCAGTCCGCCATCACCGTAGTCCACCCGAATCGTCGCCACCAGCGGCGCAATCACCTGGTATCCCACGATCATCCCCTTCTTCCCCGTGATCCGGCACCACACCATCGTGCTCACCGGCCACTCCGCCACCAGCGGCCCCATGGCCTTCGTGATTTGTTCGATCGTCATGCCAGCATCCCCCTCAGTCTGTTGATCAATTGTTCCCCCATTCCTTTGCTCCTTCATTCCCTTGCCAAAAATCAAATCTCACTCAACCACCCATCTCCTTCAGCCGCTTCCTCAAAATCTTGAGCCCCTTGTTCTCAATCTGCCGGATCCTTTCACGGCTCAGCCCCAGCCCCAGCTCCTCATTGATCTGCTCCCGCGTCGGCTCCTCCTGTGAAAACCGCAGCTGGATCACACTGCGCATCGGCTCCCGCAGTCCATCGACCGCCGCCCACAGACGCTCCCGTTCAACGCGGTCCGTAGAGTCCTCAGCCGGAGCCGCCAGCACATCCGCCAGGCAGAAAGCATTCTCGCCGTCATCCCCACGTCCCGGAGCCAGCGGCGCATCGAGCCCATCCACAAACACGCGCACCCCCTCACGCTTTCTCTCCACCGGCACCCGCACAATGTCCCGTTGGTAGTCCTTCCACCTCGCCACCTTGCTCTGAATGCACCAGCACGCATACGTGGAAAACTTCGCCCCACGCCCCTCCACAAACTTCTCCGCCGCATACAGCAGTCCCAGCCGCCCCTCCTGCGCCGCGTCCTCCACATCCCGCTCCAGCACCATCCGCCGCACCACATGCTGCACCAGCCCCTCGTTCTCCTGCAAAACTTGTTCCACATTCATGCCTCTTCGTATTTAAAAATCATTTGACCCCGCATCATTTTACCTGCTTCACCGGCAGCTCAAACTCCACCCCCTCCTTCGTCACCACCACACCCTTCAGCTCCGTGATTTCCCGCATCAGCGGAAAGGCATCCTTGATCGCACCCGTGTAAGGAATCCGCCACTCACCCCGCCCCGTCGGACGCACTCCCAGCTTACGGATTGCCCTGCCAGGCTTCGACCATGTACCCTGCGTCAGCCGGCCCTTGCGCGCCTCTACTGCACCGTCCAGCCGCAGCAGATCGCCGTGCTTCAGCTTCATGTCCTTCACCATCTCCGCGCACAGATACACCCGCAGCACACCATTCTTCTCGCCCTTCGGCAGGCTCACCATGTAGCCCATCTTCGCCATGCCAGGAACCGCCTCCTCCTCCAGCGGCTCCCATGTCAAACTCACTTCAGCATTCGTCGTCATCGTTGTCCTTTCGGTTAAATTTGAAATCTTCGGATTCTCGATCGCTGCACTCTCCTGCAGCAGCAGCCGCACACGCTTGCGCCAGTCGCTCCGCCCTTTCACAGCCGTCACTCCTTGCCCTGCAGCGGCCTTCACGCTCACCCGCTTCGGCTTCACCAGCTTCAGCCCCTGCGCCCGCACCTTCGCCGCTGCCCACGCCGCCGCCCCCGTCAATCCATCCGCGCCCTCCTTTAGCTCGTACGACAGCTTCCTCAGTGCCAGCGCCTCGATCTGCCGGATCCGCTCCCGCGTCACCCCCATCAGCTCGCCCGCCGCCTCCAGCGTCAGCCCCTGCTCAAAGCGCCAGCGCACCACGTTCCGCATCTTCTCCGGCAGACGGTCTACCACCGCCCACAGCCGCTCCACCTGTCCCGCCTCATCACTCAGCCCCAGCTCCCCTTCAGCCGCCACCAGCGTGTCCAGCAGAAACGATGAATCACCCTCACCACCCAGCGGTGCATCCATCGACACCATCGGCGCACGCCGTCCCTTGTACCACGCACGGATCGGCACCCGCACGGTGTTCGCACTGTTCCCCAGCCAGTGAATAATTTCCCACCGCATCGCCTGCGCGATGTAGGCCGACCACGGAATCCCACGGCCCGCATCAAACTTCCGCGTCGCCGCCAGCATCGTCAGCCGCGCCTCCTGCAGCGCATCATCCAGCAGGTGCGTGTCCTTCACCAGACTCCGCGCCACCTTCTGCACCAGCCCCTCGTTCTCACGCAGCATCCGCGCCTCCTCCGCCTCGCTCATCCCAGGCCCAGGCACCAGCACACTCAGTTTCGCGTCACCCTGCATAAAATTCCCCTCCTCTGCAGTTCACTGATTCAGCGGCCGGCTCATCGTCCACTCATCCTCAAACGCCACGCACACATGGAAGCCCAGCTTCCGGTAGAACGGCACCACCTTGCGGTTGTCCCTCGCCACGCTCAGGTTGATCGCCCAGCACCCGCACTCCTCCGCCAGGACAATGCAGCGGGCCAGCAGCTCTTTTCCAAGCCCCCGCCCGCGAAACTCCTCCTTCACAAACAGCTGCCGCACACTCGCCACCAGCAGGTCCTCCGCCTTCACACCCACGCGCCCGACGCACTGCCCCTCATGCATTGCCAAGAACTGCGTCTCATTCACGCCGTCCACCAGCACCTCCAATGAAATGATTTCCGGTTTCATCATCGTCTCCTCAGTTCGTTGTTAATCCTGAAATTCTGCAATCCCGTGAATCCTGTCTAACCTCCGGCCTCCGTCTCCCCCTCGGCAGGCCGTTCCGCCTCCTCCCCCACCGTCGGCTCCCGCGTTTTCCTCGGCACATCCGCCAGCGTCGCGATGAACATGCTGTCCCCCTCCGGGATCGCGTGCGCCTTCAGCTGCTGATACAGCACCGGGTTCACCATGTCCCCGTGCAGCCGCAGCTCCAGCCACTCGTTGCCGTTGCTCTCATGCTTCAGCACGATCCCAATCTCCCGCTGCCGCTTCACCATCCTCCCCCCGCCCCCGTAAACCGGCACGTTCCCCGTGCACACCACGATCCGTTTGTAAAGTGTCGCTCCCATAGTCTGGTATGTTCTATTTTTGGTTGTTGTTGTTTGCTAACCGTCCTCGTCAAAATCCTTTTTCCAGCTGTCGTCGTCAGCCTCCTCAGCCTGCATTTTTTTGCGGTATTCCTCCTTGCTCAGCCATTTCCCGCCGCCCTTCCCGGCGTCCCCAGGCTTCGACTTCTCCGCCTTCGCCTTCTTCGGCACCGCGTAGCTCCCCATCTGCCAGTCCCTTGGGTCCGTGCTGTTCAGTCGCGGCATCCGCGTGCTGAACCACGTCCGCCAGTCCTCAAAGCGGATCTGAATCTCCGGCGTCGGCCCGCGCCGGTTCTTCCGCACGTACACCTTCGCCGCCTCCTCGTAGTCCTGCCGTGCAAAGCCCCCGTCCTCCTCGCTGTACTTCGTCCCGTCGCTCCACAGCTCCGGACTCCGCTCCCGCCTCGGCGTGATCAGCTCCCGCCACGCCTTCTGCTTCTCCTCGCTCAGGCTGTGCCACGGGAAGAAATACGCATCCCGGTGCAGCATCAGCACATGGTCCGCGTACCACTCGATCGCCGCGCTCCCGCTCAGGTCCGCCAGCACCGGCGGCTTCCCCGCCGCCCGGTCCGTCTCACGGCTCAGCTGCACCATCAGAAACACCTCCACCTTGTAGTATTTCTTCACCGCCTGCAGCGTCTCCATCACCTCCACCAGCCCCTCGCGCTCATCCTTCAGCCCCCGCTTGCTCACCGGCTTGATCAGATGCAGATGGTCCACCATGATCCAGCGGATCCCGTGCAGCCGCTTCGCCACCTGCACCTGCGCCCGGATGTCCGCCGTCGTGATCGCGCTCCCGTCAGACACCTGCAGCGGAGCCATCTGCACCTTCTTCGTCTGCAGCATCATCGACTGCTCATCCCCCCGCGAAAACATCCCCGTGATCGCCTTGCTCGTGTCGATTCCCGCCGCCCCCAGCACCAGCCTCGTGTAAATCTGGTTGCTGCTCATCTCCGCGCTGAACACCAGCCCCGGCACCCCGTTCACCACACTCAGATGGTTCACGATCGTCACCCCCAGCGCCGTCTTGCCCTGACCCGGCCGCGCCGCGATCACACAAATCTCACCCTCCTTGTCATCCAGCCCGTGCAGCGTCTGGTCCAGCTCATGAATCCCCGTCGTCAGCCCCATGATCTTCCCCTTGTTGTCGATCACCATCGTCATGTGATCGATCCACTTCATCACCCCCTCCTTCGCCAGCACCGGCCCCGTGCTGTGCTCCCCGCTCGCCTGCACGCTCTGCAGCACGTTGAACACCCGGTTCTCCGCCGCGCTCACCAGCCCCACCACGCTCTCGTCCACCGCCTCGCTCCCGTGCTTCGCGATCTCATGCAGGTTCTCCACGCACGCATGCGTCAGCTGCCGCAGCCGCCACTTGTCCTGCACCACCTTCAGGTAATACGGAAAGTGCGAGGCGATCGGCACAAACCCAAACAACTCCGAAATCCCCGCAGGCCCTCCCACCTTGTCCAGCACGTTCATATCCCTCAGCTGGTGCGTCAGCGCAGGCGGGTCGATCGGCAGCGGCGGGCTCGCCCCGTCCATGTCCAGCATCACCTCGTACACCTGCCGGTTCGCACAATGGTAAAACCCCTCCGCAGGCAGTTTCGCCCGCACCTCGCTTATCCGGTTCTCCGGATCCTGCAGCAGGCATGAAAGCAGCCCCCGCTCCGCCTCATCAGAGCACGCCATCTTCAGCCCGCCCAGCGCCCCCAGCATCTCCTCCGTCGTCATCGGCCTCTCCGGCCTGTCAGCACTCTCACTCACAGCAGCAACCCCTCCGGTTTCAAATTCTCAAATCATTCTACCCCTCATCATTTTACCAGCTTCTGGTATCCCCACTTCTCAGCCCCGCCGGCCTTCTTTTTTTTCGCGCTCCAGCCACACCCTCACCTGGCGCTGATCGGCCGGCAGCAACGTCTCAAACGCCCCGTAATGGGCCTCCCATTCCTCGCCAAACAGATCCACCATCGCCCGCTCCCAGCCCTCCGGCGCTGCCACCGCCTCCTTGCCCCCCGCAAACAGCGTCTCCGAAGGTCCGGCCACCGGCCCCGCCGCCCCCCTTTCTTTTTTTGCCGGCCCAGCGGGTTCACGGGTCCACGTAGCGGGATCATCCATGTAGCGTCCCTGGTTGAACCACGTGCTCGGGTGCGGGATGAATGTCTTATCCTGCGGTTCCCACCTGCTCGTCGCCTCCGCATACGCACGCACGATGCGCTGCAGCTCCAGCTCCGTGATCTTCCCCGCCTTCAGCACCTTCACGATCGCCGCGATCGCCTTCGTCCTGCCCACCTTCACCGGATACAGCGCATAGATCGCTTCGGCCACAGCCTCGATGGAAGGCGTCCCCGTGGGGACTACAGGGGTACATTGGTTCTTGGATATTGGATCATGGATATTGGTTCTTGGTTGGGAAGCATCCGGTAGCGGTGCCGTATTACCATCATCCTCCGAGGACAATACCAGATCCTTACGACCCGTAAGCGCCCGTAGCCTCTTCGTGTCAGCATCGTAATACCGTGCCGGACTCTCCGTAAACTCGGCAAACGTCGGCTTCGGATACCCACGGTTCACTTTCTCCCAGTGTTTGCAGATGATCGCATACAGATTCTGCCTGCACGACTTCCTATAATTTTCAAGCTCCCGGTCAGCCCGCCGCTGGTGGTAGTGCGTCCTCTCCGAATTGAGCACAAAGCAGCGCCTCAAAACGAACTCCACCGCCTTTTTCGCGCTCGCCGTCATCGCCCCCGTCATGAAGCACAGCTCCTCCACATCCGCAGGCAAAGGTTTCTCAGTTTTATAGTACTCCATCAGCAGCGCCACAAACACGCCCACCTGCTCCGGCGTGAACCGTTGTGTCGCCAAAGCGAAGTCCGAAATATGAAATGGAAAATGATGCATCTCAGCCCTCCCCCCCTTCAAAACCGATTTCGATCTTCATCCGCCTTACCAGGTGGATCTGCGGGTGCTGGTCCCCCAGCTGCTTCATCAGCGACACCATCACCATCGGCAGCGTCGGATCATCCCCCGCCCCCGTGATGCCCATGTCACCCTCGATCACCTTCCTCGGCACCTTGCCATCGCGTGGCACCACAATTTTAAAAATCGCCTTCATCACCGCGTCCCTCCCAGGTCAAAATTCAGCTCCTGCGCCCACTTCTTCACCGTCCCCGTCGACGTCCGCAGCCGCTTCGCCAGCACCTGCACCTCATAGCCCAGGCCCCGCCAGTGCTTCCACGTCCGCAGCACCTTCAGCTTCTCCGCCTCCGTCACCCGCGGCTTCCGCGCATGCAGCGACTTCACCTCCTCCGTATGCTTCTCCTGCCAGTTCATCTCACTCATAAATTTAAAATTTTCAGTTCTCAGTTCTCAGTTCTCAGTCTCCGCCTTTGCTTGCCCCTTTTTGTGCCCTCTTGCGGCTACCTCACCGGGTACATCGGCACCACCACGTCGCTCACCTCACGCGAGTGCATCGTCACCATCGCCGCGCACACCGTCGCCTTCACCTCGCACGCCTTCGTCCGCAGGCTCCCCAGCTCCATCTGCAGCGCGCACAATTCAATCTTCATCGCCTCCACCGTCCCCAGCCGCTTCGCCGCCTTCACCCGCTCCAGCATCACGCCCACGTCCTGCACCATCTCCGTGCACTCCTCCCGGGCCTGTTCCTGCAGCGACTTCAT